ACAAATCGGGAGTATCTTCCGTAAAGAAAGTCAAAGTAGCACTTAAACCTTCATCAAAATCAAAGTTATTGTACCTTAATTGAGCAATAATATCTTGGCAGATTTCTAATTGGTCACTCAAAACCTCTGCCTCATTAGTGTCCTCTGGTAACATCCTATCAAAGAAATATAAAGAGAAATTTAAAGTAACATTCCTTTCTCCAACTGAACCACCTGTTAAATCAAAGAACAACGAAGGATAAATATTCTCCGTTCCCCTTGATAGGTAATCCGATAAGTCACCGAAGTAAACGCTTTTTATCTGCTTGTGAGCATTCCCGAGGCTTGTTATCTGTGCCACTATTTGATTGAGCGTTAGTGCCATTTTCTTGTTTTTGTAAGTAAAGCCGTAGCTTTTTTTGATTTTTTAGAGAATAGGTTTTATTCGCCACAACAACGATTTATATTACCTTGATATTTTTCTTCAAAACTCTTGCCCCTACAACAATCGGAATCATCCAACCAAATCGAAGTAGTATAGGCTTGTCTTTCTGGAACCATCGTATCGTAAGTAGAACCCGGATTGTTGTACTCTGGAAAAGTATTATATCCGCTTCTATCAATTAAATACTTAACTAATCTTTGTTTATAAAACTCGGCTCTTGCTCTATATCTATCTGCTACATCAATAATCTCCGCAGCCGAAGGATTCTCTTGCCCTTCTCCAGATTTACGAACCATTCCCTTATTGTAGAATTGATAACTCAATCCCATAGGAAGTTCACTCATTACATAATAAACGAGTGTCGGTGTTATGTAAGTATCTAAAAGGCTTGTTTCAATTTGCGTTAGATTGTTATTAGCAATCCCATCTTGTAACCTTTCGTATAAAGCCGTTCCCAAAGCAGGAAGGATATACATATCCTGTGCGGTTAAGATTTCTGGATTAACTAACTTTTCATCCACATTATTGTGAAGTCCTGTTCTGTCCTTAATAGTATCTACTGAAATAAAAAGTATGTTCCTGCTCATTTCTTATTTTTTAACTACAACTTTTGAAACCCATCTGTGTCTGCAAGAAGGAGAATGAATACCGTTTGGCATTGTCCACCAACCGCCACCTCTATCGAATACCGAATATCCTAATCTACGAGAAAGCGTTTCTATTTCCGTTCTTGACCAAAACTTATCTAATCCCATTACTCGTTGGCAAAAAGGTCTCGATGGATGTGCATTTGAATCTCTTTCCCCATAAGGAACTTCTGGCTTCCATTCGTAAGCATAACGAATCAAAAAAGTTCTTTTAATAGGCTTATCAATAATCTCACTTAAAGGCTTTAATAAAGTAGGTAATCCCGTTTTAGCATTTATTTTTAAATACTCTAATTCTATTAATTTATTAATCCTTTCTTGAATAACAACTAAATCTTCTTTTAATGCTTTTGCGATATCCTCTGCAACTATGTTTTTATTTTTATCAATAATACTCAAGATTTTTTTATCTAATGTATCATCAACTACTTCAGCGAACATTTGCATTTCTTCATCCGCATTAAATACTTGTCTTGTTGCTAATACAGAAAAGTTTTCAGCCTTCTCTCCGTATTCATCAAACATAGAAATAACGGAATCAATATCACTAAATCTCTGCTCATACGTTTCATCCCCTAACCAAGTGTTAATTGCTTCATCATCTAATCCATAGCCACTCTTTAACATTTGTATGGCTTGGTCTCTTGTTATTTCCCCTTTATTGTATTTACGGATTATTCGTTGAAAATTTTGCCATTCTCTACCTTTCATTCCCTTTAAATGCTCATTGATTAGCCCTTGTTGAGTAGGTTCAACAGGTGTTTGGTATTTGGTCATATCAACACCAATCTTTTCAAGAATCCACTCTTTAGGAGCAAATTGAGAAATAACGCTCTCGCTAAACTCAAAGTTTATCGGTTCTACCGGCTTAATATAAAGTTCAGTAGTTACTCCGTTGATTTCAGCCAAGGAATTAAAAATACCCTCTAAATACTGTTGCTTATCGTTTACATAAGTATTCTTAAAAACCTCGTAACCATCTCTAATCTCGGAACGAGTACCCAAAGAACCTTCAACCAAAATACCAAACAAAGAAGGCGTAGTTATCTGATGTCCTGCAAAAATATTCTGCTGAATCATTGTATCTACTCTTCCGAAATCTTCTTTTGTTAAATCACTCGCTCCTAAATCATCAACCGCAGGTTTCTTTGCGATATCTTGAACGAAAGAAAGAATAAACTTCTTACCATCCGAACCGCTAAATCTTTCGGTAAATCTTCTTTCAATATTTCTCTTTTCATCCGGTGTCGGCTCTCCGTTAGGTAAAGTAATAAGTTTACTTGCAGAAAACCCTGTTTGTGCATTACCCAAGACGTGCTTGGAAACCTCAACATCACTTTCAATATAATTTAACGCACCTATGTAACCCGGTAAAGCGTAAGTATCTAAACCCGGTCTGTATTCTTTAATGTAAAGAATCTGCTTACCCTCTCTTAAATCTTTATTATATCCTAAAACAACTTCTGCCTCGGCTTTTCTATCGTTCCAATCTTTAATCCAATATTGAGTATTGTCTTTATTAGAACGAACTTTTGTATAGTCAATATGACTAATAGAAGCAATTTGACCACCAATTTTACTCCAAACTATCTCTAAATAAGCACCACCGAAAACCTCTATATCAATGGAAACTTTACGAGTAACATCAGTCAAAGATTCGTAAGGATTAGCCTTATTAATAAACTCTTCGGCTTTTACATCATCTTCTTTTGCTGCCCATCCATTTCCTGTAATGTAATTTACCTTACCTTTTACAATAGCGTTATGTTTCGCACTCTTATTGTAAAGGCTTAATAAATAATTAGGGTAATCGTTTTTGTCTCCAAACTCGATATATCCTACACCCTTTTTTTCTTTGTATTCGGGTTGCTTTGCTTCCGCAAATGTTAATATAACTAAATTATCCATCATCGTACTATAAATGTGTTATTTGGTTGGTGTTTCGTATATGTAAAAGAAGTAGATTCCGAAAGCCTCATTATGCCTGTTTCCACTAATCCGGTAGCATTGGCAGGGTTTGTATTCGTGGTAGAAGTTTGCTCATAGATTTGATATTCCCACTCCCCAGAATCTTGAGTACCGAAATAAGTATTTGTAACGATTGAGAATTGATTAAACCTATCTTTAAAAGCAGAAGTATCGGCAGCGTTTAGGATAACAAATTTAACCTCTATATTACTGCCCCTATGCGTAAAAACGAATAAATAATTCGGTGCTGAAAGTGTCTGCTTCTCCTTTAAAGTAAGGATAATTTGACTTGTTGCACCCTTCGTTAAATATATCATACTACTAAATAGATAAATCGTGAATTTTTACAATAAAGAAAAAGCCACCCCCGAAGGGATGGCTAATCTACCTACCTATAACGAACCACGAAAGCCTTATGATACGAGACCTGCGATAATTCCGCTATTTACTTCGGGAGCAAGTTCTTTCTCGCCACCTGTAAAAGTCAGAGAATATCCATTACGGTCTCCTTGTGCGGTTCCTGTTGCAGAAGTTCCACCGGTTACATCTAAACCAGAATAACGACCTAACAACCAATATTTGTCGTTAGCATCTTGAACAACTGCCATTAATGTATTTTTTGCAAGTAACAAGATTTCATTTCTTGTATTTGCTTGAAGTTTGTTAAGAACGATAGATAGTTCTTGAGCATAAAACACAGTTCCGTTCTCAACAGAAGCGGTAATTGTTTCAGTCAAAGCACCTGTATTCTTAACTAACTCATATTTGTAGAATACCTTTCCGGCTGCTTTTGTGATAGCTGAAACGATACCAGAAGCCTCTGTAACTGAACTCACATTAGCGTGAGCAATCAGCCATACCGCTTTGATACCGCCTAAACTTTCTCTGCAATCCAGAGTGTATCCTTGTGTTAAAGCACAAGCCATTGTATTGAGTTTATTAAGTTAAGAGTGGGTAACCCAGAAAGATTACCCACTCGTTTAATTAGATAATGAAAGAAGCAATCTCATCCAAGAAGGCAACATTCACGCCCATCTTGAACTCGCTCACGAAACGAACTTGGTCAGCCTCTTTTGCATAGAAAAGTTCGAAACGCTCTTCTTCATTAAGAAGGTCTGTTCCCAAGAACATATTGCTCAAACGGATAGCATAAATCTTGTTAGTTCCGTTCAAACCGGGAGTTGCTACAACTTTAATCGGAGTACCGGGCAAGAAGAACTCGCTATTTGCCTTTCCATCGAAAGCGTAGTTGTACATATTCGCATTCTTCAAAGCGATAGTGTAAGTACGGAACACATCCATACCGCACCAGATAGTCATATCATCCTTATCTACAACAGTAGCAGGAATTGCTTTGTAAAGAGCATCGAAGATAGCAACAACATTCGCAGTAGTGATTGCAGTTGCAGTACCACCGTAATAAGTAGCGTTGTTAGCTTCTACCGCAGAAGTACCAATCAAAGTAACTAAACCTTGGAATTTGTTAAGGTTTACATTCGCACTTCCTGTTGAACCTTGCCAGATAGCAGTTTCAAGTTGAGATGCGATACGAGCAGCCTTCTTGTCTGTATAGTCAGAAGCGAAAGCGATTGAATCGTAGCGGCTTCCCTCTGGTAAAGCCTTCTGCAAATATTTTGCTTCAAGGTCTTTAGGGCAAAGAGATTCGTTTACTTTAATCTTACCAACAGTTACAGTACGCTGCGTGAAAGTAGTAGAACCAGAAGCATTGAAGCCACAAGTACCACCGCTTTGGAAGATAGCGTCAGTATCCATAATGTTGATTGTCTCGGCAGATTTTACACCTACCATTACGTTTCCTTGACTCTTAATCAAAGAAGCGGTTTTGCTTCCGAGTACGGAAGAAGTTACCAATAGAGCTTCATTCTCTTTGGTATAATTTGCTAATGCTGAAACATCAAAAGCCATTGTTATTAAATTTTAAGTTTTTAAAAATTTATTTTGCGTAATTAGAAAGAAAACGAGAGATTTTATCGTTTTTAGATTCGAAATGCTTTGTGAATTGTTTAGGTTGAGTAGGAGCAACTGAAGGAGTTTTAGTAAGTTCGATAACTACATCTGTAAGTTCAGAAATAGCTTTTGAGAACTTATCGTTCATTTGAGCAATATTCTCGCTCATTTTAACTTCAGCTTCTTTCTTGTAACCTTTTAAAGCCTCAAGTTGTGCTTCCATTTCAGCAACCTTCTTCTTCATTAATTCAACTTCAGATTCAGGTGCTTCAACTTCTACTTCAACTTCTGGAACTTTGATTTCAAGGATTGTGCCTGTTTCATCTAAAACGATAACAGATCCATCAGCAAGAGTATGCTCTCCGGCAGGAGCAGGAACTTCGTTTCCGGCTTCATCTAAAAGAGTAACCTTACCGCCAACCTCAAGTTTATCAACCATAACTTTAACGCCACTCGCTAAAACATATTCAGCGAAATTGGCAACAGCGACTTCGGGAGCATCTACCGATGGCTCGATAGTAGCTTCAGCGAACATCGCCTTGATTTTTAATAATGCTTCTTGTGGAGACATAAAGAATTTACCCATAAATAGTAAACAATAATATATGTGACCAAATAGAAAAAGGGGAGTGTAGAAACACCCCCCTTCAAACAAAACTATGAAAACTAACTATGAAACCTCTTTTAGAATGTCGATAATGTCTTGCATCATCTTTTCTTCTTTTGATTGGGTTTTGTAATTAAATATCCCTTCAACCGAAAACCCTTGTACTTTGCCATCCTTAATCATCTGCCAAACTTCATCATTTTCAACCTTAAAAGAACCAAACCAACTACCATCCTTTACATCTTCAAAACCTTTCATTGGTTTAATGCCTCTGTTTTCATCTACTATCCAACTCTCAAACATTGTTATCCCATCCATCACTTGACCAGAATCGTGCATCAAATTTACATTATTTTGGTAACCTTTCTTAAAATATTTTTGAGCAATCTTTTTAATAGTGTCTTTTGTAAATACAACATAATATTCTCCATTTCCATCGTTTCGGTAAATAGGAGTATCGGCTAACATCAAAGCACCACTTATGATTCTTTCCTCTTCATCTTGAATGGCAAACTTTTGTCTTTCTATTGATTTAATTTTAGCCTCTGCCCAACTCAAAGCACTCGCTCCACCCCACGCATCGTACATTAATTGCCCACAACCATCTCCGTAACCTTTTGACTTTTCAGCATTCTCTTTGTGTCTGGCAAGAAAAGAGTACATTCTTTTAATTGTCTCAAAAGATATCGGTTCGCCTTTTGCTAATTGGTTTGCTCTTTGCTTACCAACAGGAGTACCACAAGAACCCCATCCGTTTTCTTCTGCCCATTTTAAAGCCGCCTTTGCGTTATTACTTACGGATTCAGGATAATCAGAATAAGAATCTTGGAAAGCTAAAAATGATTTTTCTATCGCAGGTCTATCTACTAACGCAACGAAATCAACCTCTACATTAGATTCTAAATCTTCAACTATATCTAATCGGTATATTGGTAATTCTTTTTCCATAACTATAAATAGATTTTAACCTAATCTTGCAGCTCTGTTAATTCTTCTAATTCTTTCTTGTGAGTTAGTTACATCACTTTCAAGGACATACGCTCTATTTGTCGCTGAACCTAATTGCTGAATAGCTTGAGCATTTAACAAAGTAGGATTAGATTGTATAAATTGTCCGGGATTAATTGGTGGAGTGTTACTTACTGAAGGTGCTTGTGTATTGTCACTAACTCCTGTTGCACCCGGTGGTGGTGGTATTTTTGTAGCTAAAATTTTCTTAACATTTAATAAACCCGCAAGGATTACCGTACCTGCCGCAATCCCACCAAATGGTGGTGGATATGTCGCTAATGCTTTGTTTGCTCCTGCATAAGTATCAACAGTAGCCTGAGCAATAGATAAAGCCTTCCCTGCAACTGTATTCCTTCCAACTGCATCTGCGATTGTACCTAATGCACCAGAAATAACCGCAGCCTTTGTTTCTGCTGCTGCTTCATCTCTTTTCTTTTCTTGTTCTTTCGATTGTTTATCAAATAAATCAAATTCAGCTTGTGTTGCTTTTCTATCTACTAATTTTTGCCTTTCAAGTTCTCTTATTTGTTGAAATCTTTTTTCTTGTTCTTGAAAAGATAAATTACCAGATTCAATTTCAAAACCTAATAACGCTGCGTATTGGTCTCTCGCACTTTGAATGTTTTTGCTTGTAATTACCGATAATGCACTACTAACTTCTTGTGCTGATGTTATTTGATTTATTAATTCTTGTTGTGTGTTTTTTGCAAACTCTTCATCTTTTTTCTTTTGAAGTTCTGCTGCCCTTTTTGTTTCTTCATCTTGATAAAATTGCAATAATGCCTTTCTTGATTCAAGTTGCCTTTGTAATCTTTTCTTTTCTTCTTCTGCCGACTTTTCTTCTCTCTTCTTTCTTTCTTCTGCGGCTTTTTCTTGTGCTTCTTTTCTTTTGTCTAATTCTTCTTGCTCTGTTTTTGTTACCTCTTGTGTTCCGGCTATAAATCTTTTATTTGCTTCATCGTATCTTTTGCCAAATCCTGTAACCGCTTCTTTTGCACTATCCCACGCACCAACAAAATCCCCTTGAATTAATTTACCTACTGCTTTACCTAAACTTCCAAGACCTTGTAAAAATGCAGTAATTGCTGAATATGCAACACCGAAACCTTTTGTAACATAAGGTAAGGCTTGTGTCGCTAAATCTATAAACGCATCAAAGACAGGTTCAATGGCGGCGAATATGCCATTAAATATCTTTTGAAACCCTATTAATAAAGGCTGAAGTTTCTTTGTTGCTCTTTCCGATTGAGCAAACGCAGCAATCAAACCACCTAATGCCGCTACAAACAAACCTATTCCGGTAGCCTTTAACGCTCCACCGAATGTTTGAGTAGATACTTTTAGTTTATTTAACGCACCGCCTACTTGCCCCAAAGGACCGGGTGCTGCGGATAATTGGTCAATCCAATCTCCTGCGGCTTGTTTACTACCTTTGAGTTTATCTTCTAAATCATCAATCTCATTGGTAAGCCTTTTAAAGTCCTCTGAACCTGCTGCGGTTTCTTTTAATTGCTTTTTTAAAGCCTTTAATTCGCCAATAGAACCTGCAACATTGGTTTTTATATTGACATTTACGCCAACTGTCTCGTTTGCCATAATAGTTTAATTAATTTAAAAGCATCTGTCCAAGTGTCGGGTGTAACATATTTTAGTTTTTCCCTTTTGTCTTTCAGTAGTAGCGTATTATTGGTAGGCAAATATTGAGATAGTGCAACTTTGTTTTGTGCTTCTACGATTGATTTTTCTTGCTTAAATGAATAAATATTCAATAAACCAGAAATAGAATTATAGCCGAAAGAAATACTTTCGTTAGATAAAATAAAATTCTCTTGTATTTTTTTAATATCTAAATTCATTATTCGTAGGTTAATTCAATTACTCGTAAAAATTCACATTTAGTGCTTTCGGGGTTCGTAGGATTGTAGTCAATAACTCGGTTTAATCTCCACAAAGCACCATCAATATAGATTAGCTTTGAGAAATCTAAACCATAGATATCGGTTATCTTTAAATAGACATTACAAGTTAAAAGTTTACTATCCTTATCGGTAATCTCCGCAACATAATCACTCCAGAATCCGTTAAATAAATTAGCGGTTGGATAAGTAACAGGCAATGTAAAATATAACTGATTAGGTACACCGAAGTTAATATCTGCGGTTGGTGCATCTGGTTCATCCAAATGCCCTGCATAACCATAATTAGTTAATCCTGCTCCTATATTTTGGTTGCCATCTTTAATATACCAAGTTGTTAAACCAGACATTCTCCTAATTTGCATTATTCGTAAGTTATGGTCTATTGGGTCTTCGGATTGCGTGTTTTGTGTGTTTGATAGTTTAAAGATTGTCGGAAATACTTTATCTTCTCCAGAATAACCAACCAATGAAGTAGCGGAGAAAATTACTTCAGTAGTTTGGATATCTTTTGCAAACTCATACCCTGTATCTTCGATATGGTCTGCGTAACCTTTTGAATAATGTTTAGCGTAATCTTCATTATAGTAATCGACATCACTCTTATATTTAAACTCAAAGAATCTTCCATTGAGTTCAGACATTGGCTTTAATCTAAATGGTTTATTTCTATCTATTTTGCCTGTCCAATCCAAGTGAGTAGCGGAATAATCATCTAATAAAAGCAGGTCTGTATTATCAATTAATAACTCTTCTTCAAGGTCATTAACTTGTAAAAAGTTAGCAGTAGTTGTATAGTAATCAATAAATGGAATAATCTTTAAATGCTTTTCTTTTGTTGTATCCTCGACAATATAAAGATTAAACATTTTAACAATAGAAGCAACAAAATCTCTTTGATATATTCCTTTTGGAACAGATTGATTTACTTCAACAACATCTCCTAAAACAAAATCAACAGGTATTAAACCCGGTGTTTTTATTTTTACTAATCCTTGCCCAACTTGTACTGATAGTTCAAAGTCAGATGCTATATCTTGTCTAAATCTAAAACTTACAATATCATTCGTGTTTAATGTTATTAAACCTGTTGCTTGTAATTGGTATTCTATCGGTGTTGCAGAAGTGTAACTTTCCCAACTATGTGTTCCGATTATTGTTCCGTTTACTAATACATCAAAATGAAAAGGAATCGCACTATTCTTTTGCCAAAACAATCTTATATCGGTTTCGTATTGACCTGTAAAACTTGTGCCTGTATAAGTGAATTGTGTAAATGCTCCGTTAGGTGTGTAGTTTTGTGTAAGTTCGGAAATACTTAAAGGAAATAGTTTAGTAGTTCCATCTGCTTCCGTAAATGTGTAACTTGAGTTTCTCCTTTGAAAATTATAGTTTCTTAATCTCGAAAATGACTTTTGGTTATTTGGGATTACTAATCTTTTAAATAAGTTAGTATCAAAGAAAGGTGCTTCGTATGTATAGCCTGTTCCTGTTATAATTTTATCTAAATACTCACGAACAAAAAGAGCAGGTCGGAAGGCTTTATATGACCAACTTCTTTTTGGGTGGTTATTATCTGGATGCGAAACTTGTCCGTAATCAATTAAAGGATAATAATACCCCATTCCAGATGCGGTAGTTCCAGAGGCTTGATTCCAAGAATTAACTATATTATCGTATGTCCATTGGTGGTCATATTCGCTAAAATCTAAATCTTCTAACTTATCATTATTTAAAGCTGTAATAAAGCCACCTAACTCCCCAAACACAACACACTCATATTCAATAGAACCTCTATCAATAGTAATTTCTATTAATCGAATAATACCTTTAAATACTTGAATCTTATCTACATAAATAACACAACTTGCTGACTTGGCTGCGTTAAAGTTGTAACCCACATTATCTGCTGAAGGGTTATAGAAGTTACTTGATGTGAACTCAAAAGTATGTCCGAATATTTTATTATTGATTGCATTTCCCGGTAGAATAATGGTTTTGGAAAAGTTAGTATTCCTTGATGCAAAATCTTGTATATCATCAATAGCGTAAGTAAACTCTGATGATAAATCTTTGCTTAAATCTAACCTGTTATCTTCTATGTAGATTTCAGTTATCATCTAAATTGTGAGTTTATTGGATTTCCTATTTCAATATCAAGTTCTAAATTATAGTTCTTATCTGCGTAACGCTTTTTCTCTGTCCAAGTATTAGTTGTAATTTGAACAGGAATAAAATTGCTTCCTCTTTCTAAATATACTTCTGGAGAGGCAATGAGTTCTTTCATAGCCAAATAATCAATATAACTTAACCAATCGGAGATTAACTTATAACTTAACTTTTGTCTTGTGGCGAATTGATTACTACCACCATACAAAACACCATAAGTATTTGCTCGGTTCATCGAGCCATCATAAACGCCATCCTTGTATCCCCACTCAATAGCTTCAAAAGAACTCTTTTCTATGTTTCTTGTTTGTCGGTTTACTGCGGTAAAATCCATAGTTTCATATCCACCGAGAGCATTTAAGTAATGTAAAGTGACTACATCGTTTTGTGTACAAGTTAAATATACTCTTGCGGTACATCTTAAATTACCAGCAATCTTTACTTTTACATCATAGTAAACGGTATTTGTAGTAATAATTGAAGATGCGATATAATCATTTATTGCTCTTGGAGAAATATCCAATAAAGCAAAGTCCTTAAAACTTACGCTTGTTCCTGTATAGTTTGTTGTTGTGCTTCCGTTCCATACAGACACATCAATAGAGTGACTTTTAGTAGTATTCTCCGCATCTGATAAAAAGGAAAGAAATAAATACCCTGTTTGCAATCTTTCTTTGTTAAAGTAGATATTGGCATAATCTCTATTTGAAATAAAGTTACCTTGATATTGTGTTTCGTACTCTAATGGAGTAAGATACATAGGACTTGTTGGAGTATAAAGATAATCTTGAACATAGTTGTATGCTCTCTTTGTGCTTGTTGCTAAATTCAAATAAGTAGTGCTATCGTATTGCTCTCCAAATTTAATTTCGAAATCTACATAGATATCCGAGCCTGTATAAGAAAAAGCCGAAGGTGTTACGATATCGGGTTTAAAATAAGATGCCCAATAATTACGAATTATCGGAGCAACATTAAAAATACATTTTGAAGATACAGGTTGAGGAAATGATTTTAAAGTGGCTACTAAATTACCGCCTACATAAACCTCGCAAACATATTTAAAATTTGTTTGATTGGTATTATTTGAACCTACTACATACCACAACGGAGCGTGTAGGCTTGAATAAATATCTGGTGAACTATTGATTGTTATTGCCATAAGATACTAATAATTGAATGTCTCTACCTATTGCTTTTCCTAATTGATTTGTAAACTCTTTACCAAAACTTTGTTGGATTGCTTTATCAAAAAAGCCTGTTGTTTTTAATCCTTTTCGTTTTATACTTATAGCGGTAGCATAAGCAAGTGATTTCTTGCTTTTTTCTGCATCTACCATTTTAGTAAGTTTCTTTCTTTTCTTTTGTAAGCCAGAAAGGTTTGTAGTTTGCGTTTCTTTTCTACCTAACGAAGCGTGTCTGCGATACCAACCTAATATTGCTTTGTGGAACTCGCCACCCCATTTAGGATATTCGCTTTTGTATTTGTAAGGAGAATTGGGTGCTTTTGTTTGCTCTTTAAAACCTTGTACCCCTTTATTTACAAAGTCATAATACTTTGCAGCCTTTGAGCCTTTCGGATAACCTAATGTAATTTGATAACCTGTTGCGGTTTTAATTAAGTCACCTTGTGCTATATCGTTGAATAAATCGCCTGTATCTATTTTGTTTGCTTTCGTTAAATTATCTTGAACATTCAAAATAAAGTTAGCAGCACTTAAAAGAATTAATTGTTCAGCCGCAGGTAAACCTGTTACTTCTTCGTAGAGTTGTTTGTTTCTTGTTTCTAACCCTGCAAAAACATCATCTAATATTTGTTTGCTACTTTTGGGCATACGCTCTTTTTAGTTGGTCTGCTTCGTATTCGCTTTTCGATTTAAGATAAGAGAGGTCATTAAGGAATTGGATTGTAGGTAACTCATAAGCCTCTTCAAGCGTGATTCTTTCGAATGCAGCAACCAGTTCGGTTTGGTATATCCATCCATAATACTGCATAAACTTTGATGTACCGCCTCGGCTTGATATCTCGTTAGTTTGTTCTCCATCATCTCCCGAATCAAATAATCCTTCGAACTCTTTATCCAATTTCTGTAAACTTGATAAAAAAAAACCACGCTTCCGAGAACTTGCGTTATTGGTGCTTCTAAAATATCCTGCGAGTATTCTTCGTGCCGACTTGCATCGTATTTAACCACTTTCCAACCAAATAATGTTCTTTTCATCGGCATAACCATACAAGCCGCAATTCTGTGAAGATTAGCGTTTACATCTTTGCCAAAGTGTTTAGTTTCTATATAACGAGCCGCAGGAATCTTGCGAACATCGTAGATACACTTGTAACGCTTTCCTTTGAGTTTTATGAACCTTTCGGGTTGTGGCTTGAGTTCTTCGTGGATAAAAGAAATAACCTTTAAAAGAGGCGTTAAATCGCTTACAGGCAAAGAATCAATTTCGTGTTCCGTTAAGCCGGTACAAATAGAAGCAGCACTTATTGCCAAATCTAAATCGGTAGCATCTTTACTTTTTAGGAAAAGGTCATTGAGTTGCTGCCATTGAAATACATTAAGGTCTTTCCAATTCATACCCTTAAATAGAAAAAACCCTTTCAGTTGTCAAGGATTCCTTTACAAGTCAAAAAGTCAAGATTTTGACTTACTTTTTGGGGATATAAGTCAAATTATAACTTTATGTACATATATCTGTACATCAGGCAAAGCTATACTTCCCCTGTCCTGTATTCCTTGTATAGTGTTGCCAAGCCAATCCCAAAGCTATCACGCAGTCATCGTGAAAGCCTTGCGGTGCTGAATAACGAACCCCTGTTGCGGTGTATTGGTACTCAAAGATTTCGAGTTCCTCGGTTATGTGTCCTTGTGGGAAGGTTATCTTTCTTTGTTGAATAGCCGAAGCCAATCCTTCCATTAATTGTTGCTTTGAGGTAGAACTAAACTTAAAACCACTTACGTTTAACCCATCCCTTTGTAAGTCCTCGAAGATTGGGTCTCCTGCCCCTGTTGAATCTATTAACATCGGGATTTTAGGTAAATTATTTATTACTTGCTTTGTCTGTCTCCAATCCTTCTGAAACCTATCAAAATAACTAACCGAGCCATTTTTATCAAGTCCTATGATTACGGTAAAATCAACCGACTTCGCCAAATCGATTCCAAACACAATAGGAGCCTCGTGGCTGACCTCAAATGTGCATTGCTTGATATAACTACTCCCGAAAGGATTAGAGGCATTTTCGGCAGGATTAGCCATATATTCTTGCTCAAAGACAACTTCGGGTAGTTGAAGCCTTGCATCATCTATTTCCGTTTTGTCGATATAAGGGTTGTCATAGGTGGTAAACTTAAACGATTCCCAATCGGGTTCCCCAGATTTTAAAAATAAAGAGTAAAAGAAGTTTTTGCCTTTTGGGGTTGAGATAAACAAGGCTCTTCCTTTGTAATCGGTTAAGGTAGGTCGGATTGAGTTGAGCCATCCGTTCTCAAGGTCTGGTATAAAAGAGGCTTCGTCAATAACCCCGAAATGAAATTTCCTACCTCGAAGGTTGTCTAATCGTTCTCCGGTAAAGAAGTAAACCGCTCCGCCATTTGGGAACTTAATTGATAGTTCAGATTTATTAGATTCAAAGGGAACTGCTTTGGCTAATTGGTCAAAAAATACCCTTGCCAAGTTATAAGTAGGTGTAACATAGAAAACTTGTTTCCCTTGTAAAGCATTGACTATTATTTCAATTTGAGATAGTTCACTTTTTCCAAATCGCCTTCCGGCAAGTACCACTCTGAATCTTGCTTTACTATCTATTATCTTTTGTTGGTTAGTATGTGGGTTAGGTAGTTCAATCCTCATAGAATCGTTTTGCCATTAACAAAAACAACTTCAATCCTTGAATCTTGGCTAATCTCTTGAGTTTCTTTTGGTTTGCCAATAGATCTCGTTATTAATGTTTCCAAGTTATATAAGCTACCTTTCTCTAAACCTTTTAAAACTGCTTTGGCTACTGTTCTTTCAAGAGCAGTATTGCTTTCATTATCAATGATTTCTTGAAGTTCGGATTGTGTTAAAGCGACAATAGCCATCATAGTATCTACAATCTCTCTATTGGTATAACCTACTTCAGACAAATGAGATATAACCTTACGAGGAGCACCATCATAATTTCTTCTTACATCGTAACCTTTTTTAAATGGTTTTAGGTTCTGTTCGTTAGCCATATTCACACTTATTTCACAGTTTATTTTTATAATGTTCGCAAATCTTATCTATTTCGCTCTGATAATAGGTTGAGAAATCCTTGTAACCTTTGTTATCTTGTTGATAGTTAAGGAATAAAATACCTCTTAATCTTTGAGAAGGTGTCTTTTGTGTCTCAAGGTCTGTTTTAAGTTTATTTATTAGGTCGGTTTCTTCTTTTGTAAAGTATTCTGGTTTTAAAGCTAAATAGCAAAATTGTTGAGTTAGTGTAAATAGTTCAGCCGCTTGATTATGGTTTAACTCTTGTGTGCCTATGGTTAGTTTTATTGTTTTGTCCTTTCGGCTTGAGATTGATTCTATTTGACCTCCAATCGTTATCATTCGTATTCATTTAAGAAGATAGTGTAATCGTTGTTATCGTGGTATTTTTGTGTTTCTCTTACCCATAAGTAATCACACTTACTCAATCCTTCATCTTTCATTTTTCTGTAAGGAGTGTCTTGTCCTACATCGTGTCCTATGTGTTCTGATCTTAAATCGTGCAAATAATAGTTTAAATGTCCTGTCATTTTTAAACGATAGGCATAGTCGGAATCTTGCATTCCATAGGGGTCGTAAGCCTCGTTAAAATATCCTATTTTTTCTATTGCTGACATTGGTATTAAGACATTTCCGAAAGAAGCATCTTGTGGGTGTATTTGTATTCCGTTAATTGTTTGTAAAGGATTAATGCCTTCTACGCAATGTATTCCGCACATTCCCGTATTTGGAATATTTAAAGCCGCTTCCACCATTCTTAAAAGCCAATTATCTGGCATCAAAATATCATTAGCCATTGTTACTATGGCATCGAAGGCTTTGCTTCTTGATATTCCATAATTTAAGGCTCTGGATATTCCTTTCATTCCTACTTGAGTAAAAGAAAAGTCATACCCTGCATTTGAGAAGTTTCGGTTCTTTACTTGCTCTGTAAAGTCGTGCCTTTCGTAATCTAAAAAGATAATATTAACGAGCATTTAATCCGATTTCTTTTACAGGAACTCCTGCGTATTTATGAAAAGGTTTTAGAATAGATTTCTTTCCTACAAAAGCAGAAGCACCAATCATACACCCTTCGGGTATTCTTAACTTTTGATGGATAACTGCGTTTAGTCCTATATTACAATTCCTTTCAATTATTGTGTGACCGCCTACTTTCGCTCCGCAACTTATTGTTACATTCTCGGCAAGTATAGCATCGTGACCTATATGAGAATGCTTCATCAAATAACAATCCCTACCGATTACAGTTCTTTTATCCGTACCAGAATCAACAGTAACCAATCCTGTTAATCTTGCTCCGCTCATTATAAGGACTAATCCTTCGTTATGCTCATAGCCTTTCCATTCGGGTGGGGAACCAATAACACAATACTCCCCAATATAAGCACCTTGTTCTATTATTACTCCGGGATAAATTATTGCGGTATGATGAATAAACATTAGTTGCTAACTTTTAAATATTCTATATCATCTACCTTGCCCACGATAATTTCGTTCCTTTCTATTGTGTTTATTAGTTCCCTTATTAGCCTTTCCTTTTCTTCTCTTTCCGAAAGATATCTTTCCAATAGTTCCTGATTTAGCCATAACTCAACTACCATTTTTTTTCTTCTTGAATTTGCCTTGAGCAAGAATCGCCTTGTAAGCCTTCTCTGCTTTTTCTTTTGTTTCAAATACACACGCTCCTGTTCCTATTCTATACTTTCCGTTTTTACATTTTAAGACCGGCATATAATTGTTTTCTTTTCTCGTTTACTTTAAATAAGTTATAGTTTGTAACTGCCCATTCAAATAGTTCCAAACCTTTCTCTTGTCTATAAATAGCATCTTCGGTAACTTTTTTAATCTCCTTGTACCAATCTCCTTGCTGATTTACTTGTATCATTGGCGAGTTTAAATAAGGCTCAACGTGACTACCAATTACAGGAATCTTCTTACAAGCCGCCTCTAAAAGTTTTAGATTAGATTTCATTGAATTAAACTTCGTGGCTCGTAACGGAACGATAGAACAATCCGCATCGTTATAAAAATTCATATACTCGGTAACAGGAAGGAATCTTCTTACATCTCCTAACTTTAAACCACAAGTAAAGTTTGATATCATCCGATGCCAAATTGCAGCCGAACCCTCTCCAGAATCATCAAAGCCACAAAGTTGAAAATGAACCTTACTTCTTAAAGAAGAATCGGAAGCGACTTTCTTAAAAGGAAACTGAACTAATTTAATATCTTCTTCGTGAGTTATTGAGCCTGTATAAACAAACTTTACTTTGTCGGTGTATTCTCTTACATCTGTGAATTGGTCATTACCATACGGAAGAGCATTTGGAAGTATTGCAACATTTGAGTTTATAGGTCTAATCTCGTTCCATAACTTTTCGTTAGTGCAAGTAACCAAATCGGCTTCTCTAATGTGATTAATGATTTCTTGTGTTGGGTAAACACTTGATAAAATATGCGACCTATCTAATATCCAATAGTCATCTATATCGCAAATCATTTTAAAGCCATACTTTTTTCGTTTCTCTAAAAGAGTTTCCAGATTAGTTCCTGCAATAAAACGATTAAACAAAAGAATATCGAAGTTTTCTTCTAATACTTCATCCGTTAAAGTATCAGTAAAGAAAGCATAAGTTTTCTCTAAATAGTAAATCGGTAGCATCATTCGGTGGTAACCAACTCCGCTTCCTTGTGATGTTAAAACAAGTATTCTCATTTTTTAGGTCTGCCTCTTTTTTTCTTTACTTCTTCGATTGTGTTTTGAATAACCTCTGTTTGCACTTTTTGTTGTGCAGTTTCTATTGGATTTTTAGGTTGTGCATTTTCATAAAGTACAATTAATCTTTTCAGCATATCAAATACACATTCCCCACACCAATAGGTTAAAGAGAATTGTGCATCTAAATACTCCCGGTACATTCTTTCGTATTCTCCGAGAACATCAAAAGGAATGTTACGAGTGAATCCAAGTTTAACAGATTCAAAATTAATAATGTGTTGTTTGCAATAATCAAGGTCTTTTTGGTTCATACAAATTATTTAAAAAGTTTTTAAAAAATGGCGATATAACTCCGGCTCCGAACATACATACAACCGCATCAGTTACAACTTGCGGAAGCAGGAAAAGCAAAAGAGCAACCCAAGCGGTTAAACAAAGTGTGCAGTTAAAAGGTTTAAAATCTAAATGCCACTTAAATGGAAATCGATTTTGAGTAATAAAGTAAAACGAAAAAAAGTTAGCCGCTAAAATAATTTCAATCAAGTTCATTGTTTCTAATTTTATATTTTAAAAGTGTCTTTGCTTTACGAATTGTTTTTAATAGTGAACGATAAGGAATCTTTGTCTCTCTGGAAATAGCTAAAAGATTCTTATTGTGAGAATATAGTTTTAAAAGTTCCGCTTCATACCAATGCAAAACTTTCATTCCTTCATTTAATTTTTTAAATATATTTTCGTCATAATCTTCTTTAATATCTTGATATGATATAGGTATTTCTTCAAATATTTTTCTAAATTTTATATAAAATTCACTTCTATTACTTTTAGCCATATTTAAAATAGTTCTTACAGTAAAATATTTTAAATATCCGTTTTGATGCATATCAATTATTTTTTCTTCATTGATTTCACACAAAACTAGAAAGACTTCTTGAAGTAAATCTTCTTGAAGTTCATAAGGTTGCATTTTTGAAATTGCATTCCTAATATCTTCAGAAAGATATAGATCTTGTATAATTTGATTTTTATTCACTTTCTATATAAAACTACTATATATATTTTATTCTTTATATTATACTTCTTATTCTTCTTTATATTGTACCCTATACGGTAGGGTATACTATACCTATTAAATAGCTATTTAATACCTATTATTAATATATTGTAGCATATTGATATTCAATAAGTTATAAAATATATAAAAAAAATACAAAAAAATTTTTTTGGTTTAGAAATAGTATATAAATTCACGCTTATAAAACAAAACAAAACCCAATGAAAACTTACAAATTAACAAACCAAACAAAAGGATTACTAAATGAAACCCTTTATTCTTACAAGTCTGATGATAAAGGATTAGTATTTTGTATGCATCCAAAAAAGGCTTTCTCTTTTGTATTATATAGTCGCACACCTAATATGACAATGAAAGAGGTTAAGTTGTTTTTTAACAAGTGGATGGAAACTGCAATAGGACCTTCAGAAACTTTTAACAATAGAATACAAATTGTAAATTTATAAATATATGAAACCACAAACAAAACTCGCAATCGTTCTAATTTTAGTAATGTACCTTGTAGGACTTTTACAAGATATCCATTCACTTTAAAAACAAAACAAATGAAAATCCAAATCTCTGTCTCTGCCGAAAACGCTGCCTTTTTAATGGCTACTGAAAAGTTTAAATTCAAGGCTTCTTTCAATTCCGTTGCACCAAATGGATTGATAGTCCTTGATGTTTACTTCTCTCCGTTAGCCGATTCTGAAACTATTGCTTCTTCATTTTTTTATGCAGGAATGCAATGCTCTATTGATCAAATCAAAAAAGAAGTTTTTAACAATGAAAACAGTTTATCCGCCCAACCCCTGTAAAGATTTTAACGAGTGGATTAATTATATCTACTCATTACTTAAAAGTCCGTCTCGTTAAGGACTTTAATCTGCAACGAAAAAGGGGGGTGTTGAATCTGGGTTTTGGTCAAAAATGCCCCCCTAACTTTTAAAATATACCGCTATGAACCTCAAAGAAAAAATAATACACTATTTAATTTTCGGTACATTAGCTTATACAATCTATATCTCGGTTTGCATCTTATTTGAATTACATACACTTTATAAAAAAATAAAACAATGGAACTAACTAAACCAAACGAAGCCTTACAAGTTGCTTCTACGCTCCAGACATTTGTTACAGAACGAAAACTTACCGCCAACATTCAAGGTAAAAACTATCCATTAGTTGAGGCTTGGCAATTTGCCGGAAGCCAATTAGGACTTATCCCTGTTGTTAAAGAAGTTAAAAATCTCTCTACTGATACCGAATTAAAGTACGAAGCAATGGTTGAGGTTATTCGCCTTACTGATTCGGTTGTACTTTCCAGAGGCTACGCAGTTTGTTCTAATAAAGAAAACTCCAAGAGAAGATTCGATGAATACGCAATCGCATCAATGGCTCAAACAAGAGCAGTAGGGAAAGCCTATCGGAATATTCTTGCTTGGCTTATGAAAGCCGCAGGTTTTGAGGCTACTCCTGCCGAAGAGATGGATTTCATTAAAGATGAAGTTGGGGATGATGGAAGAGATTTTTTATTAAATTTACTTGAAACTTCTTCTTATGAAGGAAAGGTTCGGGATAAACTTTATATTCGTATAACAGGAATTTTAACTAATGAGGATTATGAAAAGGCTAAAAAGGATTTATTGGCGAATCAAGTTGGCATTGGTGCTATACCTAATCCAAGTCAAAAAGACATTAACAATCACCTCAAAAAATCTATAAAATGAATATAGCCACTCAAACTGATTTAAGCCTATTTGAGACCTCTAAAACCGAAAGGCAAGAGTTTGCTCAATCGGTAATAAATAACGCAAAGGAAGGTCTCCTAAACCCTTTAAAGTTACATCTACAAGTTAAATGTTTAGAGGACTTGATTAAGCAGATAACAAGCCATCCAAGTTATCGAGAACTAACTTTAGATGAAGCCTATAAATACGGAAAGACATTTGAGCATTACAACGCCAAATTCGAGATAAAAGAAATGAGTGTTAAATATGATTACTCGGTTTGTAATGACCCTATTTACAATAGCCTAAAAATTGAGTTAGAAGCGTTACAAGAAAAGATTAAAGCCAGAGAAATGGTTTTAAAATCTTTATCTCCGCAAGGATTGCAAACATTAATTGAAGATGAAGTAGTAACTTTATATCCACCTAATAAAACATCTACTACTACTATATCCGTAAATTTAAAATAATGACACGCACCGAAGTTATCACACTAACAGTATTTAATCCCGAAACAGAAATGTACGAGGATATAAAAGCCAAAGTTGAATTTACTTTGTATGTTGGTAGAGTAGAACCTTTTGAGGCTGATGAATACGATTGGAATATTTTATGGATTGAAGGTTCGGATTGGGTAGATGAACAAATCGTAGATAAAGCAATAGAAACTGATTTTGATATAAGAAGCATCTTTTACTAAACCCCTGTTATATGAAAGCAAAAACACCTTCGAACATTCAGAAAGAAGGCAATTCGTACAGAGTACGAGTTCAAACAAACGGAATCCGAGTAAGTAAAAACTTTACTTCGCTCCGTAAGGCTTTGCAATTTAGAAAGCAGTTGCAAGGTTAATGGGTAAGCCGGTTGGCGTAAGTGGGAATGAATACCACTCAAGGTAACGCCTCTGCAAAGAGAGATGGGAGTTCGAATCTCCCACCGGCTTCGAATCAAAAATTAAATTATGAAACTAAAAGTTTATCGAGAGGTCACGCTTGACCGCAAGTATTATTCTGTCTATCAAACTGATGGCGAATATGAAAGCATTATTAAAGTTTTTTTGTTCGATGCATCAAACGAAGATGAAGTTTATCAAACTACAATGAAGTTTGCCAAACACATCGAAGAAGAAGGATTACCAGACAAAAAACAATTAATTTACGAAACAATCTAAACACAATGGAAAAACAACAAAAAATCTACTGCGGTAGCGGTAAGAAAAAGTCAGACACTTGGTTACAAGCCTCAATCAACTTGGACAAAATTAAAGAACATATCCAAGAATATAAGGGTAGCCGATTTATTAAAGTAAACATCAATATTAAATCTGAACCCGACCAATACGGAAAAGATGTTTCTATTTCAATTGATACTTGGAAGCCAGAGGAATCTGAATTTAGGCATAAGCCAGACCCAAAGTTTACACACGATAACACTCCACCCAATGACCTTCCGTTCTAATGGCTAAATTAACCCCACTTCCGAAACTTTTAAAGAAAGCTCAAGACAAATTTAACGCTCATATTAGAGAGCGAGACAAAGAGTTGGGTTGTATCAGTTGCGGTGGCGAAGTGCAACAAGCAGGGCATTACTTTTCTCAAGGTCAGCACTCTGCATTAAGATTTGCTTTACCTCACGAAGTAGCTTATTTTAATACTAACGGACAATGTATTCGATGCAATATGTACTTATCTGGTAACTTAATAAAATACAGACAAGGACTTGTTAAAAGGTATGGCGAAGAATTTGTTTTGAGATTGGAAGAGGAAGCAGAACAACGCACAAAGAAATGGTCAAGGAGTGAATTAGAAATAATAATTGAAACTTACAAATGAGACACGGATCACTATTTAGCGGAATAGGCGGCTTTGACCTGGCGGCTGAATGGATGGGATGGGAAAATGTGTTTCATTGTGAATGGAATGAGTTTGGTCAAAAAGTCCTAAAATATTATTGGCCACAAGCCGAAAGTTTTTCGGATATTACAAAAACTGATTTTACTAAATATGCAAACACAATTGATATTCTCACAGGAGGATTCCCTTGCCAACCATACTCCCAAGCCGGGAAGCGACTCGGCAAAGAAGATGACAGACATCTCTGGCCAGAAATGTTGCGAGCAATTAGAGAGGTTAAACCAAGTTGGGTTGTGGGCGAAAATGTTTACGGCCTTGTTAATTGGAATGGAGGGTTGGTATTCCACGAAGTGCAATCTGACTTGGAAGCTGAAGGGTACGAAGTATTCCCGTTTTTACTGCCAGCTGCGGCCGTTAACGCTCCGCACCGTAGAGACCGAATTTGGTTTATTGCCCACACCAACTTGTATGGATATAGCAAATATAAAACAGGGAAGAAAAAGCAGCAATTTAGAACAAGGTGGGAGACATTCAGTAACACTAATGGAAATGGCAGCGAAAGGATTTTTACCGACTCCACAAGCTTCAGATGGGGGCAAGGAGAATCAAGACAGTTTAACGAAAAGAGCAAGATTAACAACTGGAGTAACTTCCCAACTGTCTCCCCAATTTGTATTGGAGATGATGGGCTTTCCAACAGATTGGACTCTATTACCTTTCCTAAATGGAGAAACGAATCAATCAAAGCCGGAGGAAATGCCATAGTCCCACAAGTAGTTTATCAAATATTTAAAGCAATAGAACAATATCAAAACTTAAAAAATGAATAACCACATACAAGCAAACAAACTAATAGAAATGATTTGTGAGGAATACGGAATCACAATGAAAGATTTAAAGAAAAAGAAATCTGGTTTTCCAAATAGGTTAGTAAATAGAAAAGGTAAAGATGTAAGTTTAGCCTCTATAAGACAAGCACTCTCTTATTTTATCTTTATGCACTTTCCGTTAAGAATAAAAGAAGTTGCCTCAATGGTTGGGTATTCTGATCATTCTCCTTTATCTTGCCAACGAAAAACTATCGAATATTATATCAAAACAAAGGACTTTTATTTTTATCCTTATTATCAAAAAGTTAAAGAGTATGCAGAATTAATCGGAATTAATACTGAAGTTAAAAGGTTAATTTTACACGAAACACCTTTTGTTAGATATGAAAGTGATTTAGATTTTTTAAGCAATTTAAAATACTATGAAAATGCCGAAACGATTCGTTGATACTGATATCTGGGAGAAAGAATGGTTTATGTCCTGCACTCCAACCGAAAAATGTTTAGTTAAATATGTAAGAGATAAATGCGATTTAGCCGGTATCTGGAAGCCTAATTTTACATTAGCAACTTATGTTATCGGAAGTAAAGTAGATGAAGAAATGCTTTTGAATATTGATAACGGAAATCAATTTGAGCGTTTACAGGATGGGAAAATACTTTGCATTGACTTTGTAAAGTTTCAATACGGAACAGAGTTAAACCCCTCAAGTCCTATTCATAGAAAGGTTATAGATTTGCTTTCCAAGTATGATGTAGAGTATCAAACAAAAGAAGTACAAGGAAAAGGATTTAATAAGCCTACGATTGAAGATATCAAAGAAGAAATGCTAAACAAGTGGGATGATAAAACCGCTTCATATCAAGCAAAAAGATTCTTTGATTATTACGAAAGTGTTGGGTGGTTTGTAGGTAAAAACAAAATGAAATCTTGGAGACACGCAGTAAACGGATGGATAGCACGAACAAAAATCGAACCTACAACCGAATCAATAAAACAAAAACTTTCTATATTAGGGAATAAAAAACTATCTGAACTATGACACCAAAAGAAGATGCAAAATTTTTATTTGATTATGCCAAGAATAAATATTATTTTAATTATAAAGATGCAAAAAGATTTTCTTATTTATATGTAGAAAATAAATTATGTATATTAAAAGATAAAAGAAGAATTAAACATTGGGAAAAAGTAAAAATTGAAATTAATAATATATGAATGTAGCATTTGAATATTTAAGGCAATTCAAAAAAGTATCTGATGAAGCCGAAGAACTTGTAATGAAAGTTATTAAAAAGCGTTA